GATTATCCGTGGCGATTCACCTCTCTTGCTGATACCACTCCGGTAAACGTTCTGAACGTGGCAACAACCACCGCTAATGTGTTCTGGGCTGATGACTCAATCCGTCTGCTGTCTCAGCCGATCCCGGTAACCCATGAACTGTTTGCTGGCATGAAAACGTCTTCCTTCAGCATTCCTGGTATTGGTGTTAACGGCATCTTCGCAACGCAGGGTGATATCAACACTCTGTCTGGTAAGTGCCGTATTGCTGTGTGGTATTCAGCATGTGCTGTACGACCAGAGGCAATTGGTGTTGGTCTGCCTAACCAGACCGCGTGATAACCAGAGGGAGCTTCGGCTCCCTTTTTTATCTGGAGACAAGCATGACACACATGATCTTTCGTCATGGCGACATGAAGAAGTGGAAAGGCGTTGGCTACGACTTTGAAATCGTGAAAGCCGAAGAGCTTCAGGAATATCTGGATGCTGGTTGGTTTTCACATCCTGATGACCTTTTGAAGGATGTTGCAGAGCCAGAGCCAGAGCCAGAGCCAGAGCCAGAGCCAGAAGAAAAACAGCGTAAAAAGCCTGGTCGAAAACCTAAGGCGGCAGCAGATGAACCTGACAACGAAGGGTGATTTAGTCCTTGCGGCATTACGTAAGCTCGGTGTGGCATCAAATGCCACGTTAACCGATGTCGAACCGCAGTCTATGGAAGACGGCGTCAACGACCTTGAAATGATGATGGCTGAATGGCTTGGAGGTGATGCGTCACCTGGTATCAACGTTGGCTACATTTTCGCTGATGCAGATGTCGCTCCGGATCCTGGCGATGAGCACGGTTTGTCAAATAACGCTATCAATGCCGTCATTTTCAACCTTGCCTGCCGCATTGCTCCAGATTATGCGCTGGAAGCGTCTGCAAAACTTATAACCACTGCCAGATACGGGAAAGAGCGACTCGTCAAACTGTCTGCAATGGACAGAGCAAAAGCCGCTAAATGTAAGTCCGGTTATCCAAACCGTATGCCTGTTGGTAGCGGTAACCAGTTGGCGAAGTGGAACGGTTGGAATTACTTCCACCGAAAGGAACCTTGCGATAACGGGAGCGAATAAATGCCGATTCAGCAACTTCCGCTTATGAAAGGTGTCGGCAAAGACTTTCGAAACGCCGACTATATCGACTATCTGCCAGTGAATATGTTGGCTACACCCAAAGAAATCCTTAACAGCAGCGGATATCTTCGCTCATTCCCGGGCATTGCCAAACGTTCTGATGTGAACGGTGTATCGCGCGGAGTCGAGTACAACATGGCGCAGAGTGCTGTTTATCGCGTGTGTGGTGGCAAGCTCTACAAAGGGGAAAGTGAAGTCGGTGACGTCGCCGGAAGTAGTCGTGTATCAATGGCGCATGGTCGGACATCACAGGCGGTAGGCGTTAACGGGAAACTGGTCGAGTATCGCTATGATGGCACGGTTAAAACCGTCTCAAACTGGCCTACAGACAGCGGATTCACGCAGTATGAGTTAGGCTCAGTCCGCGACATTACGCGATTACGTGGGCGTTATGCGTGGTCAAAAGACGGCACCGATTCATGGTTTATCACTGACCTTGAAGACGAATCGCATCCTGACCGCTACAGCGCACAATATCGTGCCGAGTCTCAGCCGGACGGCATCATCGGTATCGGAACATGGCGAGACTTCATCGTCTGCTTTGGTTCATCGACGATTGAATATTTCTCCCTGACAGGCGCAACTACCGTTGGTGCTGCTTTGTATGTCGCGCAGCCATCACTGATGGTGCAAAAAGGCATCGCCGGAACTTACTGCAAAACGCCGTTTGCTGATTCCTATGCTTTCATCAGCAATCCGGCAACAGGTGCGCCGTCTGTGTATATCATCGGCTCCGGGCAGGTGTCACCAATCGCCAGCGCGAGCATTGAGAAAATCCTCCGCTCCTACACTGCTGATGAACTGGCTGATGGCGTGATGGAATCGCTGCGATTTGATGCGCATGAGTTGCTGATTATCCACCTTCCGCGCCATGTTCTAGTATACGACGCATCTTCAAGTGCCAATGGTCCGCAATGGTGTGTGCTGAAAACAGGCCTGTATGACGATGTGTACCGCGCTATCGACTTCATTTACGAAGGCAATCAGATAACGTGCGGCGATAAGCTTGAATCGATGACAGGAAAATTGCAGTTCGATATCAGCAGCCAGTACGACAAGCAACAGGAACACCTGCTGTTTACTCCGTTGTTCAAAGCGGATAACGCCAGAGTTTTCGACCTTGAAGTTGAATCGTCAACTGGAGTTGCGCAGTACGCCGACCGCCTGTTCCTCTCTGCAACCACTGACGGCATAAATTATGGTCGTGAGCAGATGATTGAGCAGAATGAACCGTTCGTTTACGACAAACGCGTTTTGTGGAAGCGAGTTGGGCGCATCAGGAAAAACATTGGCTTCAAATTGCGCGTTATCACGAAGTCACCTGTCACTCTGTCTGGTGCTCAGATAAGGATTGAGTAATGGCGGATTCTAATCTCAATGTGCCGGTAATCATTCAGGCTACACGGCTCGACACATCAGTCCTTCCACGCAATATCTTCTCGCAGTCGTATCTGCTTTACGTTATCGCACAGGGCACTGATGTTGGTAACGTGGCTAACAAGGCCAACGAGGCCGGACAGGGCGCTTATGATGCACAGGTCAGGAACGATGAGCAGGATGTGATTCTCGCTGACCATGAGCAGCGAATTTCTGCTGCGGAAGCAACGCTTGTTAATCATGAGGAGCGAATCAGCCAGGCAGAATCAACTCTTCAGGAACATGAAACACGAATAGCTCAGAATGAAAGCGATATTGCGTCGCTTGATACCAGAGTTCAGTCGCTGGAATCGCAGGTTTCAGACCATGAAACGCGCATCGATGCTCTGGAGTATGCCACTACTCGCAAGAAGTCAGAGGTTGTTTACTCTGGCGTATCTGTAACCATCCCGACAGCGCCGACAAACCTTGTTAGCCTGCTGAAAACGCTCACGCCGTCATCCGGCACGTTGGCACCATTCTTCGACACCGTTAACAACAAGATGGTTGTGTTCAACGAGAACAAAACCTTGTTCTTCAAGCTGTCGATTGTCGGGACGTGGCCCAGTGGAACCGCCAACAGGTCAATGCAACTAACATTTTCCGGTTCTGTTCCTGACACACTGGTAAGCAGTCGCAACTCGGCGACAACGACCGATAACATCCTGTTAGCTACGTTTTTCAGCGTGGATAAAGACGGCTTTCTTGCCACAAATGGCAGTACGTTAACCATCCAGTCAAATGGTGCGGCGTTTATTGCCACAACCATCAAGATAATCGCGGAGCAGTGATGATTCAGTTCAAACCAACGCGAAACATCGACCTGATCGAAGCAGTCGGAAATCACCCTGACATTATTGCCGGGAGCAACAACGGTGATGGATACGACTACAAACCTGATTGCCGTTACTTTGAGGTGAACGTGCACGGACAGTTCGGCGGCATTGTTTACTATCAGGAGATTCAGCCGCTAACCTTTGATTGCCACGCCATGTACCTGCCAGAGATTCGCGGCTTCAGCAAGGAAATCGGTCTGGCGTTCTGGCGATACATTCTGACTAACACCACCGTTCATTGCGTCACATCGTTCGCTGCACGCAAATTCCGCCACGGGCAGATGTACTGCGCAATGATTGGCCTTAAGCGTGTAGGAACTATCAAGAAATACTTCAAAGGCGTGGATGACGTGACGTTTTACAGCGCCACACGTGAAGAACTAATCGACTTCCTGAATAACGGGAGATAGCCATGTTATATGCATTTAAGCTGGGCAGAAAACTGCGCGGCGAGGAACCTTATTGCCCTGAAAAAGGCGGGAAAGGTGGTAGCTCTGATAAAAGCGCAAAGTATGCCGCAGAAGCTCAGAAGTATGCAGCAGACCTGCAAAATCAGCAGTGGCAGACGATCATGAAAAACCTTGCTCCGTTCACGCCTCTTGCGGAGCAGTATGTTAACCAGCTTCAGAACCTTTCCAGTTTAGAAGGTCAGGGGCAGGCACTTAATCAGTATTACAACTCTCAGCAGTATAAAGACCTTGCAGGTCAGGCTCGTTACCAGAGTCTTGCTGCTGCGGAGGCTACGGGAGGACTTGGTTCGACAGCCACAAGCAATCAACTGGCTACGATCGCGCCGACTCTCGGTCAGTCTTGGTTATCAAACCAGATGAGCAATTACAACAATCTGGCAAACGTTGGGCTTGGTGCTCTGCAAGGTCAGGCAAACGCCGGGCAGACGTACGCCAACAACATGAGCAGCATTGCACAGCAAAGCGCAGCTCTTGCCGCTGCTAATGCCAACAAACCATCAAGTCTTCAGACAGCAATTAGTGGCGGAACGTCTGGTGCGATTGCCGGTGCAGGTCTTGCCAGCCTTTTGGGAACATCAACACCTTGGGGCGCTGGCATTGGTGCTGGTATCGGATTGCTTGGCTCGTTGTTTTAAGGGGTAATCATGGCTACTTGGCAAGGATCAAATGGCGGATTGTTAGCTGGTATCGGCGGCGTCAACTCAAACGCTCCGAGCGTAAATGACATCGGCAATACGCTTCAGTTTATCAGGCAGAACAATGATATTGAGCGTTCAGGCGCTAACAATGTTGGGCTGACTGCTTTGCAAGGCCTTTCAGGTATTGCGGGGGTGTTTCAGCAGGAAAAGCAGGCTCAGCGGCAGAAAGAATTTCAGCAGGCATACGCTAATGCTTATGCGTCTGGTGATCGCGGTGCTTTGCGTCAGTTGGCTACTCAATATCCAGACCAGATTGAATCCGTTCGTAAAGGCATGGGATTCATTGATGAAGAGCAGCGTAATTCTATCGGCACCTTAGCGGCTGGCGCACGCCTTGCATCATCGTCTCCAGAAGCAATGCAATCATGGCTGCAAAACAACGCCAAGGAACTGACTCGCGTCGGTGTTGACCCTAATAACGTTGCTCAGATGTATCAGCAGAACCCTTCAGGATTTGGTGAGTTTGTTGATCACCTTGGGATGGCTGCTCTCGGTCCGATTGACTACTTCAATGTTCAGGACAAGATGGCTGGTCGTGAGATTGACCGAGGCAGACTGGCAGAGACAATCCGCAGCAATCAGGCAGGAGAAGCTCTAACAGCTCGAGGTCAGGACATCCAGATACGTGGACAGAACATCAGCGCACAGAATGCTGCTCTTTCCCGTGAAATACAAAGAGCAGAATTACAAGAAAAGGCTCTGGACAGACAGATAGCCAGAGAAAGCAATCAGTTAAAACTTGAAGAGCTAAAACAGAAACAGGCAGATGTTCGGCAAAAGGCTGACATAGCACGCGCTGACAGGCAGGCCGCCGCTCAGGGTGCAGTTGATACGTTCAGCACCGCGCTTGATTCTCTCAACGAGATAGAGCAAAGCCCCGGCCTTTCAAAAGCAGTAGGAATTCGCTCCGCGTTTCCGACAGTTCCTGGTTCTGATGCGGCTAACTTTGAAGCAAGGCTCGACACCTTTAAAGCTCAAACATTCCTTCCTATGGTGCAGTCCCTGAAGGGTATGGGCGCTCTTTCAGATGCTGAGGGTAAAAAACTATCCGATGCGGTTGGTGCCCTAAGTCCCAAAATGAGTGAAAAGGCTTTTCGTGACTCTATCGGAAAGATTAGAAATCAGCTTGAAAGCAAGTTGAGCACTGTTAAAAAACAGTTTGATTATCAGGAGCCGGTGCAGAATATGCCAGGGCAACAATCTACTACTGGCAGTAACTTTTCTTCACTATGGGGTGATTAATGGCTAAAGCATGGAAAGATGTTATCGCCTCTCCACAGTATCAGGCGTTAGCACCAGAACAAAAAGCGCAGGCTCAGGAGCAATACTTCAATGAAGTCGTGGCCCCGCAAGCCGGAGAAAATGCAGAGCAGGCTAAGCAAGCTTTCTATGCTGCCTATCCATTGCCATCTGTGCAGCAAGTGGAGACACAGCAACCAGTAGCACAGCAACAACCACAGCAAAGTGGATTTATGTCTGATCTTGGCGAAGCAGTAAAAGAGACTGGTCGCGGACTGGTGCAGGCTGGCGTGAACGTGGCAAACATACCTGCATCAGTTGCAGATGCTGTAACAAGCGCGGCGGCTTGGGCTGGCGGTAAACTCGGAATTGGCGATGGGACATATCACCCTGCGCCACGAGTAACAACGCAGGGATTAGAGCAGGACTTTGGCCTTCAGCAAGGCGCGCTGACTCCACAAACTACAGAGGGAAGGGTATTTGCTGAGGCATTGCCTTACCTCACTCCTGCTGGCATTGAGAGAGCGGCAACACAGGCACCAACACTCGCTGGTAGAATCGCTCAGGGTGCAACTCGCCTTCTCGCTGAAAACGCAGTCGGGTCACTTGCTGCAAATAGTGCGAAAGATGATGCGGAAGCACTCGCTACCGATTTAGGCGTTGGCGTTCTGGCTGGCGGCGCTATTAACGCTGCCGGACGTGGATTAGGCGCTGCTTATCGTGGCGTTCGTGGTGCTATTGCACCAGAAGCGCAGCAAGCTATCAGATTTGCAGAGCGTGAAGGAGTGCCTCTGCACACCACAGACCTGTTACAGCCTACTTCCCGCGTCGGAAAAATGGCGCAAACGACAGCAGAAAATATCCCCCTGGCTGGCACAAGCGGAATGAGAGCAACGCAACAGGAAGCGAGAAGCCAGTTGGTTCAGAGATTTGCTGATAAATTCGGTGAGTATGATCCAGCGGTTGTTATTGACAGCCTTAAAGCGAAAACATCAGGAATTCGTCGCGCTGCAGGAAATCGACTGGAGCAGGTTCAGAATGCTATGGCGGGAATAAACATTCAGCCTGCAAGAGCAATTCAGCAGATTGATACAGAAATATCTAACCTGCAGAAGCTTGGTAAGGTTGCTGATAACGAGACTATTTCAAAACTTCAGTCCTATCGTGATGAGCTTGTTCGCAATGCTGGTCCTGATGGTCCGGTAAATCTGGATTTGAAGCAATTAAGCGATCTGCGCAGCCAGTTCAGAATGGACGTGAAGGGGGAGCGACCAGTGTTACCAAACCGTTCCGATGCTGCCATTCAGCGCGTTTACAAGGCAATGACCGACGATATCAATGGTGCCATTGGTCAGAATCTTGGCAACGATACTCTCCGTAAATATCAGCAGGCCAATGCCGTCTACGCTGACGAAGCGGCGAAACTAAAGAATACCAGGCTGAAGAATGTTCTCATGAAAGGCGACCTGACGCCGGAAGTTGTCAACAACATGCTATTCAGCAAGAACAAATCGGAAATTAAGACTCTCTATAACTCAGTTGGTCGTGTTGGCAGGGCGCAAATGCGCAATGGCATCATTGGAAAGGCGATGGAGAAATCAGGTGGTTCCCCTGACCAGTTCCTTCGGCAGCTTAACATCCTGCAAAACCAGACTGGCATCACATTTAAAGGTCAGGAAGCCGCTTATCTGAAAGGATTGAAAAACTACCTGCAATCCACGCAGCAGGCTGCAAAAGCGGCAGTAACAACACCCACAGGGCAGCAAACTATCCCGTTCATTATTGGGTATGGGACGGCAATGAACCCGGCGACAACTGGCGCAGCAGTAAGCTACGGACTTCTTACTCGCGCCTATGAGAGCGAGCCATTGAACCGCCCCGGGTTTCC